CCCAACGGCGTACACGATGACCAAGTAGATGCTTTATCTTGGATCGGCCTTATGATGGCCGAGTTTAGTTCTTATGTAGATACAGTAGATCACGTACCATCTTGGAGAGATCGTCTAGACTATTTAACTAAATCTGACCGCAGCAAGTCTGCCATGAGCGCATAATATGTATAAGGACAAAAAGAAGAAGCTATCCCCAGGCGAAGAAGAACGTATATCGCGTGAGCAGTGGGACAGGTACACAAGAGCTAGAGATAACGGCCATCTAGAGTTTGTAGATATGGCAAAAAAATGCGACGCATACTACCAAGGTGAGCAGTGGGACTATGCAGATGTAGCCAACCTTGACGCTGAAGGCCGACCTGCATTAACAATCAACACTATCCTACCTACAATCAACACAGTACTAGGCGAGCAGTCTACTAGACGCGCAGACGTACAATTTAAAGCTAGGCGGAACACAGACAACGAAACAGCCACCGTACTTACGAAGCTGTTTATGCAGATAAGCGACAATAACAAGTTAGATTGGATAGAGAACCAAGTGTTCAGCGACGGCCTTATTATGGACGGACGTGGCTATTTCGATGTACGTGTAGATTTTAGTGATAGCACTGAAGGCGAAGTACGTATAACAGCTAAAGACCCCCTCGATATACTTATTGACCCCGATGCTAAGGAGTATGATCCTAAGTCTTGGACTGAAATATTTGAATCCAGGTGGATGACTTTAGAAGAGCTAGAAGAAGCCTACGGTAAAAAAGCTGCTGACAAGTTAAGGTTCATAGCCGAGAACGGCAACACCTACGGTAAAGACTCTGTAGAGTACACTGAGACCCGCTATGGCGACACTGACGACAACTTTGACTATGTTGGTACGTCAGTACCAAGTGAAGACGAGTACCGCATGGTTAAGTCTCTACGCATCATAGAGCGCCAGTACCGTAAGTTAATGCGCAAAGAGTTCTATGTAGACCCTACTTACGGCGATCAACGACCAGTTCCAAGCGAGTGGTCAGAAGCTAAAACTAAGAAGTTCGCTAAAACACACGGACTAAACATCATAAGCAAAATGATGCGATGTGTACGGTGGACGGTTACGTGCGATAAGGTCGTTTTACATGATGACTGGTCACCTTACGAAGATTTCACAATCGTCCCATTCTTTGCGTTCTTCCGTCGAGGTAGACCTTTCGGCATGGTGCGTAACTTATTATCACCACAAGAACAACTAAACAAAATTGCTTCTCAAGAATTACACATCGTTAACACTACCGCTAACAGTGGGTGGATGGTTGAGTCAGGATCATTAGTGGGTATGACTGCTGATGATATGGAAGAGCACGGCGCACAGACTGGACTAGTAGTCGAGTACAACCGTGGTTCTAACCCGCCTGTAAAAATTCAACCTAACCAAGTCCCTACTGGGTTAGATCGCATAGCTCTCAAAGCACAAGAGAACATAAAAGCGATAAGCGGCGTTAATGATTCGATGTTAGGTACTGATGCTGCAGAAGTGTCAGGCATAGCCATTCAGGCGAAGCAGAACCGTGGTGCAGTAATGATACAAGTGCCACTTGATAACTTGCGTAAGACGCGTCAGTATCTAGCCGAAAAAGTGTTAAATATAGTACAAAGGTTCTACACTGAAGAACGTGTCATTATGATTACGGACGAAGATGATCCTATGAAGCCGAGGGAGGAGATGACAGTTAACGAAACTACTCCACAAGGCGACGTTATTAATGATCTTACAATAGGCGAGTACGACGTAGTAGTGTCTACCGCCCCTGCTCGTGATTCGTTCGACGAGATGCAGTTTGCAGAGGCACTTAACTTACGTCAAGTAGGTATAGCCATACCTGATGATGCTGTTATAGAATATAGCCACTTAGCACGTAAGGCTGAACTAGCCACTCGTATACGAGAACTCACCGGCCAAGAACCACCTACTCCAGAGCAACAAGAAGCTATGGCACAACAACAAGAGATTCAAATGCAACAAGTACAACTCGAGCTTGCTAAGATGCAAGCAGAGGTACAGAAATTGCAAGGCGAAGCTCAACTCAATATGGCTAAAGCACAGGAGACTGTTGAAATCGATCCCCAACTTAAAATGGCTGAGCTACAAGCTAAGCTACAAATGAAGCAAGAAGAACTACAACTACGTAGAGACCTTTCTTCTGCTACTAACCAATTAAGAGCTTCTCAATCTGAGCAGCAGGCAGCCGCAAGTATTGCAACCACAGTTTTGAAAACCACAAAACCCGCAGATAGACCACCAGGAGAGTAACTATGTCTGAAGTTGAAAACGAAGCCCAAGCACCTGAAGAAACATTAACTACCATGCCCGGATCTGATAGTCACCCTATGGATGATGATCAGACTGGTATGAGCTTAGATTTTTCAGATGTGCCCGAAGAAACTACGCCCGAGCCTGAGCCTGAGCCCGAGCCAGTAGCTGCCGAAGCTGAACAAGAAGAAGTTGAAGCTGAAGCCACCCCCGAACCAGTAGTTGACGAGAAGAAGGAACATATGATTCCTAAAACTCGTCTTGATGAAGCATTGCAAAAACAAAGAGCCCTGCAGAAACAATTAGAGGATATGCAGAAAGAGCAGTTTGTTGCTCCAGCAGAACCAGATACGTATGACTTCGAAGCTAAAGAGCTAGAGTACCAAGAGCTAGTTTTAGATGGGGAGAACAAGAAAGCTGCTTTACTAAGGCAAGAGATCCGCCACGCTGAAAAACAAGCACTTATGTTTGAAATGCAACAGAATGTAAATGCAACTGTTGACGAAACGGTTAATCAAACTAAACAAGGTATGGAGATAGAAGACGTAGCTGAAGAACTGGCTAGAAAATATCCTACGCTAGACCCAGAAGCTAAAGAGTTTAATGAAGAGTACATAGACGAAGTAATTGAACTTAGAGATGCGTTTATAGGTAAAGGATATGAGCCAGCTGACGCTTTGATTAGATCAGTAAAGTATATAGTAGCTGATCATAATATACCCGAATCTGGAACTACTACCCAACCACAACAAGACGAGTTAGCAAAAAAACGAGCACAAGTCGCTGCAAAACTTGAAGCTGCTGAGCAACAACCACCTGATTTAGTTGGAGAAGGCTCTTCTACCAAAGGAGAATCGTCGGTTGATATATCAACCTTATCTGACGACGAGTTTGCAGCTTTGCCTGCAGCAACCCTAGCCAGACTACGTGGAGACATAGTATGAAAAAACCAATGAAACCAATGAAGCCCGTCAAAAAACCTAAAAAGACTAAACCGCTTCCTAAGCGCGGCGGTCGAGCAGCTACTAATAGGTCTAAAGGTTACTAATGAAAGGCGTCAAGCACTATAAAAAAGATGGTACAGAGTACAAGGGCAGCTCGCACAAAATGGCTGATGGAACTTTGCACAGTAATAAGAGCCATACTAAAACGAGCGTCAAGCTGTACCATTTTAAAGACCTTTCAGCTGCGGCTAAGAAGAAAGCGCGTAAATAAGTAATAAAAACTTGTGCACGTTGCAAGTTTTTGTTATAAGGTCTATTATATGTAACACCTCGCTTGCCGTAGCGATATACGGTAGTGCCGTACACTTAAAAATCGAACCTCGTCTGCTAGAGACGTTAACTTCGCCGAGGCCGCACCTCGTAAATCAGCGAACCTCGTTTGCCTCCACGATAGTAGGTATGGATTCGACCGCTCCTAAACGTCGGTCATACTTTTATTAACTTTATTTTTGGAGGCCTAAAATGGCTAATACTAACTTTGCTGCGTTGTCCACAACTCAGCTACAGACATGGTCACGCGACTTTTGGCGCGTTGCACGTAACATGTCTTTCATCAATCAGTTCGCTGGTACTGGCAGTAATGCTATGGTTCAGCGTATTACTGAACTTACTAAATCTGAAAAAGGCACAAAAGCTAATTTAACGCTTTTAGCTGATATGACTGGCGACGGTACTGTCGGTGACTTCACATTAGAAGGTTCGGAAGAAGCTCTTCGTTCATTTGATCTTGATATTAATCTGGACCAATTGCGATTCGCTAACCGTCTTTCTGGTCGTCTTGCAGATCAAAAATCAGTCGTAAATTTCCGTGAAACTTCTCGTGATGCACTTGCTTACGCAATGGCTGATCGTATTGACCAACTTGCGTTCTTAACTCTCGCGGGTATTCCTTATACTCAAAAGAACAACAACGCTGCACGACCTGTTTCTACTACAGGCCAAAACTTAGGCGATCTTGAGTTTGCTTCTGACGTAACTGCTCCTACTTTAAATCGATCTGTTCGAACAGATATTGATGGTACTGTTGCTACGTTGGTTGATTCTACAGACGCTAGTTTGACTGGTAACTTTGCTGAGACTGCAAGTGCTGCTATGGCATCTGGCGATAAGCTAGCATATGGCCATATCGTAGAACTTAAGACTCTTGCTAAAGAACGCTACATCCGTGGTATTCGTGGTGCAGGTAACGAAGAAGTTTATCATATGTTCGTTCACCCACGTCAAATGGCTGACTTGAAGTTAGATACTGACTTCTTAACTGCCGTTCGTAACGC